TATCTGGGAATATAATTACACAATTAGTCCTGATGAACTTTATCATCATAAATACGTAGCAAAAATAGGATCAGGAAAAAATGCTAGATACTTTTATAACAAAAGCGAATGTGACACTTATAAAAAATAGGGAGGAAATCAAAATGGAGCAGACTCTCGGATCTAGGCTGAGACATGCCTGGAATGCTTTTCGGAATCGAGACCCCACAGAGCAGTTTAAAGATATTGGCGCAGGCTATTACTATCGTCCAGATAGAGTAAGATTGACTAGAGGTAACGAGCGTTCTATTGTCACGTCAATTTATAATAGAATAGCGATCGATGTTGCGTCAATAGATATTAAGCATTGCCGACTGGACGATAATGATCGATTTGTATCAGAAATAGATTCAAATCTTAATTCTTGCTTGACACTTGAGGCAAATATTGACCAGACAGCGAGAGCTTTTAGACAGGATATCGTTATGTCAATGTTCGACGAAGGTTGTGTGGCGATTGTGCCAGTTGATACGACACTTAATCCAAACAAAACTAACTCATATGATATTTTGTCAATGCGAACCGGTAAGATTCTAGAATGGTATCCGCAGCATGTAAAAGTGAGAGTTTATAATGAGAAGACTGGAAAGAAAGAAGACATAACAGTTCCGAAAAGTACAGTTGGCATAATTGAAAATCCGCTCTATTCGATCATTAATGAGCCGAACTCGACCATGCAGCGTCTTATAAGAAAACTTAGTTTGCTGGATATCACAGATGAACAAACTGCTTCAGGCAAGCTGGATTTAATCATTCAGTTGCCTTATGTAATAAAGACAGAAGCAAGGCGTCAACAAGCTGAAAACAGGCGCAAAGATATCGAGATGCAGTTAGCAAGTTCGAAGTATGGTATTGCTTATACTGATGGTACTGAGCATATCACACAGTTGAATCGTTCTGTCGAGAACAATCTGTTGAAGCAGATTGAATCTCTAACGAGTACGCTATACAGCCAGTTAGGAATCACTCAGGCTATCTTAGATGGAACGGCAGACGAAAAGACGATGCTCAACTACAATAATCGAACAATCGAGCCAATTGTGTCAGCTATAGTTGACGAGATGAAACGAAAGTTTCTAACCAAAACTGCTAGATCACAAAAGCAGACAATCTTGTTCTTTAGAGACCCGTTCAAGTTGGTTCCGGTTAATGACATTGCTGAAATCGCAGATAAGTTTACCAGAAATGAGATAACAACATCTAACGAAATTAGGCAGATAATTGGACTTAAACCTTCTGATGATCCTAAGGCGGATCAGCTTATTAATAGCAATATACGTCAGCCGGATACAGAAGAAAAGTCTATTGGCGAATCGCAACGCATACCGATTGGTCAAAGATTGTATAGCGATGTTGCTGAAGAATACAGTGAAGGAGGATAAAATCAAAATGGCAAATCCTAAGTATAGGGATTGCAGTTTTTCTGGTTGGGCTACACGTAACAATCTTACGTGTGGAGATGGACGAGTTATTAGAAAAGATGCATTCAAGGACAACGATGGAAAGAAAGTTTCCTTAGTATGGAACCACGAGCATAACGATCCGTTAGCAGTACTTGGTCATGCGTTTCTTGAGAATCGCGAGGATGGAGTTTATGCGTACGGATATTTTAATGACTCTGAAGCTGGTCAGGCAGCAGAAAAGCTGGTCCATAATGGTGATGTTAGCTCATTGTCTATATGGGCTAATAAACTTAAGCAGAATACACTAGCTAATGGTTGCAAAGAAGTAGTTCATGGCGAAATAAGAGAACTTAGTCTAGTTCTTGCCGGAGCGAATCCGGGAGCCTATATTGATTGTGTTATGGCTCATAGTGATGACGCAGATGAAGATTCTATTTCTGAACTTTATGCTGGGTATAATGAAAATATTGTTATTCATTCTGCAGAAAGCGATGAAAAGGAGGAAAATGAAATGGCAGAGAATGTTAAGAAGACAGACGGTAAAGAGACTCTCAAAGATGTGTTTAACACACTTACTGAAAAGCAGAAAACTGTCGTCTATGCAATGATCAATCAGATAATGGGAGATAATGGTATAAACGACGATGATGAAGATAATAAGGAAATGGGACATTCGGAAGGAGACGATGACATGAAGAGAAATGTATTTGATAACGATGAGCAGCAGGATGAGGTTCTTTCTCATGCTGCAATGGAAACAATTATTGGTGACGCTAAGCGCTTCGGCAGCCTGAAGGAGAGCTTCCTTGCGCATGCCGACGAGTACGGTATTGAGCAGATCGACTATATGTTCCCTGAGGCGAAGACACTTAACAATCCGCCTGAGTTCATTAAGAGAGACACTGGCTGGGTTAGCACTGTTATGGGTGCTGTCCATCACACTCCGTTCTCTCGTATTAAGTCGATATTCGCTAACATCACCGAAGACGAGGCTCGTGCGAAGGGTTACATTAAGGGTAACCTTAAGAAGGAGGAGGTCTTCTCGCTGCTTAAGAGAACCACTACTCCTACAACGATCTACAAAAAGCAGAAGCTTGATCGTGACGATGTTGTTGACATCACTGATTTCGACGTTGTTGCTTGGTTGAAGTCTGAGATGCGTATTATGCTTGACGAGGAAATTGCTCGTGCGATCCTTATCGGCGATGGTCGACTTTCTTCCAGCGATGACAAGATTAATGAGACAAACATTCGTCCTGTCGTTTCGGATGCTGAGCTTTACACAATTCGTCAGAAGGTCAGTGTTGCTGCTAATGCTACTGATGATGATAAGGCTAAGGCTATGATCAAGTCTGCTGTTAAGGCTCGTAAGAACTATAAGGGTTCTGGTAATCCGACTTTCTTTACTACTGAAGATTGGCTGACTAATGCGCTTCTTCTTGAGGACACTCAGGGTCATCGTCTGTATAAGAATGACGCCGATGTTGCAGCTGCTATGCGTGTTAGCAAGATCGTCACTGTTCCGGTTATGGAAGGTGTTAAGGGACCCGAGGGCGGCGATCTTATCGGCCTCATTGTTAACCTTGTAGACTATAATGTCGGTGCTGATAAGGGTGGCGCCGTCAATATGTTTGACGACTTTGACATCGATTACAACCAGCAGAAGTATCTGATCGAGACTCGCTGCTCTGGCGCTCTCATTAAGCCGTACTCCGCTATCGAGCTTGAGCTTGATGTCGCTGCTGGTTAATTCAATTACAGGAGGTAATCTATAATGGATAAGATTTTTGATCAGGCAAAAGACAAGAATGTCGCAGCTATTGTGATTTATGGTAAGGCTAGCGATACTAAGGCATATGTCGACTCTGCTTGCACTGTTCAGTTCAAGACTAGTGAGCTTCAGGATGCATTCGTTAAGCGCGCGGTTATCAAGATCGGTGACGCTTATTTCATTCCCACTGGTTTCGCTGTGGCAAGTAATGTCGGTACCATTACTTATGCTAAGGCTGGCTCTACTGCCGGCAGCGCAGCAACAGCGACTCTGGTTTCTGTTGCCGACTAAACAAATCGAGGTGAAAATTCAAAATGGCAAAATGGTTCGGTAAAATAGGTTTTGCTGAGACAAAAGAAACAAATCCTGGAGTATGGGAAGAGGTTATCACAGTACGAGAGTATTATGGAGATGTTACTCGAAACACTCGCAGGTTTCAATCATCTGAAAATCTCAATGATAACATAGTAGTTTCAAATGATATTTCTATTGTGGCCGATCCGTATGCCATTCAGAATTTTCATGCGATGCGTTACATTGAGTTTATGGGTGCGAAATGGAAGATTAATAATGTCGAAGTTTCGTACCCAAGACTGATACTGACTTTGGGGGAGATTTACAATGTTTAGTAGAATTGAACTACATGATGAGCTAGAAAAAGTGCTCGGATCAAAAAATGTGTACTATCAGCCTCCCGAGTCAGTTAAAATGAATTATCCAGCGATTGTATATCGTCGAAGCGATATAGATAATGACTTTGCTGACGATCTAGTATATAGGCAATCGCATTTTTATGAGTTAATAGTGATTGATAAGAATCCCGATAGTGAGATTGTAGAGGCAATTTCGAAGTTACCGGCTTGCAGATATGATCGACATTATACAGCGGATAATCTCAATCATGATGTATTCACTATCTATTATTAAGGAGGAAAATTTTAATGGCAAAACTTGTGTGGGATAAGACCGGCGAGCATTTTTATGAAACCGGTGTAAAGCAGGGTGTTTTCTACCCGCAGACGAATGGTGCATATACCAAGGGTGTTGCTTGGAATGGTCTTACGGCAGTTACCGAAAGCCCGTCTGGCGCAGAGGCGACTGCACTTTATGCAGATGATATCAAGTATCTGAGTCTTTATTCAACAGAGGAGTTTGGCGCTACTGTAGAGGCATATACTTATCCGGAGGAGTTCGCTATGTGCGACGGTTCGGCAGCGCTTGTTGACGGCGTTTATGTCGGTCAGCAGACTCGTAAGCCGTTCGGTCTGTGCTATAAGACTACACTCGGCAATGATACCGAGGGCAATGATCATGGTTATAAGCTCCATATCATTTATGGTGCTATGGCATCTCCTTCGGAGAAGGCATATTCTACGATCAATGATAGCCCCGATGCAGTAGCATTCTCTTGGGAGCTTACAACTACTCCTGTTAGTGTTTCAGGTATGAAGCCTACCGCTACAATCGTTATTGATTCGACTAAGGCTGACGAAACCAAACTCGCTGCTCTTGAGGTTATCCTTTACGGCAAGGACCCGACTACTAGTGACGGAAATGATGGCGTAGAGCCTCGCCTGCCTCTTCCGGATGAGATAAAGACTCTCATGACGGCAGGCTAATAAAAAACCAAAATTATTTTATGGGAACCGTATTCAGGGATATGGGCTGGCGGTTCCCTCTTTTTAATTGAAAGGAGAAAATTATTATGTACAAGAAAACTATTACTTATACTGACTACAATGGCGTTGAGAGAACTGAGGATTTTTGGTTTAATCTGTCAAAGGCAGAGCTTATCGAAATGGAAATGAGTACGGCCGGCGGTCTTACTGATATGGTTGAGAAGATCGTAAAAACTCAGGACATGCCGTCTATTATTAAGATCTTCAAGAAGATGATCCTTCAGGCATATGGCGAGAAGAGTCCCGATGGTAAGAGGTTCATAAAGTCCGAAGAAATCTCAACTGCTTTTTCACAGACTGAAGCATATTCTAATCTGTTTATGGAGCTGGCTAGTGATGCTGACGCAGCTTCTACTTTCGTTAATGGAATCGTTCCTCAGGTAGAAGAACCTAAGGCGATGTCGGTTGCTCCAGCTGCTAAATAATCACGACAGTAATGAGAGGTATTAGGTATGCTCGAAATAATAGTACCTGCCGCAGAGTTATGGGATGAAGCAAATAACCAATTCATTTACACGAAAGAGCGGACATTAAGGTTAGAGCATTCTCTCGTCTCTATTTCGAAATGGGAATCAAAATGGTGCAAACCTTTTCTTTCCAAAACAGATAAAACTAAGCAAGAGATTATAGATTATGTTAAATGCATGACACTCACACAGAATGTTCCAGATGAGGTATATATGTGTTTGACAGCCGATAATCTTCATGCGATCGACGACTATATAAATGCTCCGATGACTGCCACTTGGTTCAGTAAAGAAGATAAAGCTACGGGAACAAACCAAGAACAGGTTACATCGGAGCTAATTTATTACTGGATGATTGCATTGGGTATCCCATGCGAATATCAAAAGTGGCATATCAATCGTCTTCTAACATTGATCAGAGTCTGTAATATTAAAAATCAGCCTCCTAAGAAGATGAGTAAAAGAGATATCATGAGTCGAAATGCAGCGCTTAATGCTGCTCGAAGAAATCAATTGCACACGAAAGGATGAAATGATCATGAGTGAAGAAATCAAGACTGCTGAAGCTCAGGAGGAGTTTGCAGAAGAGATTTTTGAAGAAGAGCTCTCACCTGAAGCTCTTGAAGAGCTTTCAAATAATAAAGGAGATGAGGACTAATGGGATTTTCTAATAGCCCCTTGGTTAATTATACCAAAATCTCACCTAATAAGAATGTAAATCGAAATCACAAAATCGATACAATTACAATTCATTGTGTCGTTGGTCAGTGTTCTGTTGAGACGATTGGTAATGTATTTGCCCCTAAAAGTAGACAGGCGTCCTCGAATTATGGAATAGGACCAGATGGCAGAATTGGTATGTATGTTGCTGAGAAGGATCGTTCTTGGTGCTCATCTTCGGCTTCTAATGACCATCGTGCGGTCACTATTGAGGTCGCTTCAGATAGGAAAGAGCCTTATGCAGTTACGGCTAAGGCTTATGCTTCACTTATAAATCTTGTTGCCGATATATGCAAAAGAAACGGCATCAAAGAGCTTAAGTGGAAGGCTGACAAATCTCTTATTGGTCAGGTTGATAAGCAGAATATGACCGTTCATAGATGGTTCTCTAATAAGTCATGCCCTGGTACTTATCTCTATAATCACATGGGCGATATAGCCGCAAGAGTTAATAAGAAACTCGGTGCAACAGGACATAAGGCGGAACCTGTAAAGGAAACCACGGTCACTTCGAATATTAAAGTAGGTAATGCCGTCAAGATCTCTAATGGAGCAACATATTACAATGGCAAGAAAGTTCCTGCCTGGGTAATTAAAAAGAACTGGATTGTTGATGAGGTTAAAGGTGATAGAGCCGTAATCGATAAGTCTGTCGATGGTGAAAACGCCATTTCCAGTGCGATTAATACAAAATTCCTCAGTGTAGTTAATGCTACGGTTAAACCCGCGGTGACAAGTTTCAAACCGTATATTGTCAAGATAACTGCCTCGGCACTTAATATTCGTAAAGGTCCTGGTATGAATTACAATATCGTTGGATGTATAAGTGATCGAGGCGCATATACGATTGTCGATGAATCGGCGGGTTGGGGAAAGCTTAAATCCGGTGCTGGTTGGATTGCACTAAAATATACATCACGAGTTTAAGAGGTGCAGACTATGGTAAGTTTCAGACAAAAGGGCGACTTTTCTGATTTTACTCGTTTTTTAGAAAGATTAAAAAACATTATCAAAATTGGCGAACTTGATAAATACGGTCGAGAGGGTGTAGCTGCCCTTGCGTCTGTTACTCCGATTGATTCCGGCAAAACAGCCAGTTCTTGGTATTACGAGATCGATCATCAAAATGGATCAGCATCTATAAATTTCTATAATTCGAATATTAATGAGGGGGTTCCGATCGCTATTATTTTACAATACGGTCATGGAACCGGAAATGGCGGTTGGGTAGAAGGAAGAGATTACATCAATCCTGCTATCCAACCTATATTTGATAAAATTGCTGACGATGCGTGGAAGGAGGTTAGCAACATATGAGTAAGAAAGTTGATGAAAGAGTTGTTGAAATGCGGTTTGACAACTCGCAGTTTGAAAAGAATGTTTCAACTTCTATGTCGACGCTCGATAAACTTAAGCAAAGTTTGAACTTTGACGGCGCATCTAAAAGTTTCGAAAATATTGACCGAGCAGCCAACAATGTTTCATTTGACAAAATTGCGAGTGGGGTCGAGGATCTGAAAAATCGATTCTCTACTATGGGCATTGTAGGAATGCGAGTCATAGAGAATATGACTGATACAATGATTAACTTTGCCAAAAGAGGCGTCAATTTCGTAACAAACAGCATAGTTCAGGGCGGTAAAAAGAGGGCTACGAACCTTGAAAATGCTCACTTTCAGCTTCAAGGTTTATTAAAGGATGAAGAAGCAGTTCAAGCAGTAATGAAAGACGTTAACGATTCGGTTGACGGAACCGCATATAGTTTGGATGCCGCTGCCAAAGTTGCTTCTCAGTATGCTGCAACCGGAATGAGAGCAGGAGACAAAATGTATTCTGCACTTAGAGCTGTTGCTGGCACTGCTGCAATGACCAATAGTGAATATGAAGATATGGGTAGAATATTCACTACGGTTGCGGGTAATGGTCGACTAATGGGCGATCAACTTAATCAGTTGGCCTCAAGAGGTCTTAACGCAGCTGCAACTTTGGCTACTTATTTGAATACATCAGAAGCAGAAATCCGAGATATGGTTTCAAAAGGAAAAATTTCATTTGAACTCTTTGCGGCAGCTATGGATGATGCTTTTGGCGAGCATGCTAAAAAAGCTAATGAAACATTTACTGGTTCATTATCAAACGTTAAAGCTGCGTTGGCAAGAATCGGAGCTTTATTTATATCTCCATTGATTGAACAGAATGGTGCATTAGTAAAATTATTCAATACATTAAGAGAAAAAATAAACGATATAAAATCGGCCCTGATTCCGGTTGCTGACTTCGTTACTACTACAATAACAAATATTACGAATAAAGTATCGGATTTTATCGCAACGATCGATATTAAAAATCCTTTTGAAACAATCGGTGAAACGCGGGCTACTTCAAAATGGGATACGTTAATCAAAAAAATAAATGAGGCCGGTGTTTCTACAGAAACTTTTCAAGACGAATTGAAAAAAACTGCAAAAGAACACGGCATCGCAATTGACGATTTGATAAAAGAGTATGGCTCTTTAGGAAAAGTTATTGCCGCAGGTAAACTTTCAAAGAACGTCATAGTTGAAACAATAAAAAAACTTGCCAACTCTTTTACGAAAACTAGCGAGGCAGTAAAGGTAACGACGAATGGTCTTGAACATTTTCAGGAGATTGTCAAAAAGACTATTCGAGGAGATTTTGGTAATGGCACCGATAGAATAAAAGCTTTAACAAAAGCCGGAGAAGACTACTCTGCGGTTCAGAAGCTCGTTAATAAAGTTTGGGAACGAACAAACGGCACTTGGTCTGATTGCACTATAACAGCCGATGATTTAACTGACGTTGTTAATAATCTGTCCGACAGTGAACTGAAAAGTACCGGATATACAGATGAACAAGTTAAAGCTCTTCGCGAATTGGCGAAACAAGCGGAAGAGACGGGCACACCGTTGAATGAATTAATAGCAAATTTGGAAAAGCCGAGTGCTAAAGATTTGC